GTTTCCCAGTCACGATCGGGTAAGGTCCGAAGGTGGCTTTCAAATGGCTACTAAAAATAATACAACAGGTGCGGTAATAACTAGAATGAGTTCAGGTTTACCTGATCTTACAGGTCTAACTTTAGCTGACACAGCAACAGCCACAAACATTGCAATTGCTAATGAAATTATAGCAGTTGTTAATTACACTGGAGCAGCAGCATGTACAGTAGCATTACCTGCAGCAACTAGAGGTTCAATCGCTGTTTACGTTCAAGCTAAAGATACAGCTGGCGGAACTGCGACTTTAACTATTAATGCTCTTGGAACTGATGTTTGGGCTACTGGTTCATTAATTGAATCAAGAGCAACAAATGAAGTAACTTTCGATACTTCAGCAGCAAGTGAAGGACAAATAGTTTTTACACCAGCTGACGCAGCAACTAATCTTTTAACAACTGGTGGCAAAATTGCTTTCATGTGTTTTGAAGATGGTGTATGGCATATTGCAACTGAATTCACTGGGGCAGCAGCAGCTGTTACTGGCGCGTTTGCATTTGCAGCGTAATAAATAATTATGTGTGGGGCTTCGGCCCCATACTTAAAATAAATTAATAGGAGAAAAAAAATGGCAACAGACGTAAAAGCAAGATTCGTATCAGCAGGAACTGCAACAGGAGCAGCTGTTATAGCAGCCGAGCAAGATCCAGCAGATGGAGCAGCTTTAACTTTAACAGCAGCCGCTTCAACTTTTGCAGGTCCAGCTATTACTGGATGCACAGTTCAAAGAATTACTTTAACTTCAGGTTCAGGTGATGACAATTCAGATGTTACTTATACAATTACAGGCACTGATGGTAATAACCAAACTATTACTGAAAATCTTGTAGGTGGAGCAGGTGGAGCAACAGTAACTTCAGTTAAATTTTATCATACAATTACTTCAATTGTAGGTAATGGAGCAGCTTCAGTTGATATTACTGCAGGTGTAACTACTACAGGAATACATGCAGAATTAAAATCTGGTAGAACTAGAATTAGAGGAATGCATGGAGTAATAGGAACTGCAGATACTTTTTTATTTAAAACTACTTCAAGCACAGGTGATAATGTTATGGTATTAGCTGCAGATGCAGGAGACTTAGATCCATATATTCCAGATGATGGAATTTTATTTACTGACGGTGCATATCTTCCGTTTGATAATGGTGATATAACAGGTCTGACAGTATACCTAGACGCATAGGAGTTTAGATGGCAAATACTACTTCAGGAACAACAACGTTCGACAAAACGTTCGCTATTGATGAAATAATAGAAGAATCTTTTGAACGAATAGGAATTCAAGGCGTATCTGGAAATCAGTTACGTATGGCAAGACGTTCTCTTAATATTATGTTTCAAGAGTGGGGTAATAGAGGTCTTCACTATTGGGAAGTAGCAAACAATTCAATTACATTAGTTGATGGTCAAGCAGAATACACAATGTTTAGATCAACAGGTGATGGCACTTCTAGTGCTACAGCTGTTTATGGTGTTGACGATATATTAGAAGCTGTATATAGAAATGCTTCAAGTGTAGACACCTCTCTTACAAAAATAGACAGATCAACTTATCAAGGTTTAGCTAACAAAGGATCTGAAGGCACACCTTCACAATATTTTGTACAAAGATTTATAGATAAAGTTACAATTACTTTATATTTAACACCAGGGAGTTCTCAAGCCGGTCATTTTCTTAATTTTTATTTTGTAAAAAGAATTCAAGATGTTGGAGATTATACAAACGCTACAGATGTACCTTATAGATTTGTACCTTGTATGGCATCAGGATTAGCTTATTATTTATCACAAAAATTTAAACCTGAATTAACACAACAAATGAAATTGTTATATGAAGATGAATTACAAAGAGCTTTACAAGAAGATGGCTCACCATCAAGTTCTTATATAACACCAAAGGCTTATTATCCAAATGTCTAATTTTGCTAGAGGAAAATATGCACAATTTATTTCTGATCGTTCTGGTCAAGCTTTTCCTTACAAAGAAATGGTTACAGAATGGACTGGAGCTAAAGTTCATATTTCTGAATACGAACCTAAACAACCTCAATTAGATCCAAAACCTCATGGAGCAGATCCTCAGGGTTTACAACAAGCTAGACCTGCAAGAACAGAATTTCCAACAGCAGATTTTTTACCTGATAACCCATTTACAACAGCTTCAAATACAACATTAAAAATTAATTTTCCTGATGGTGATCTTTCTGTGAATGATTTTGTAAGACTTCAAAATGTAAAAGAATCAGTAGGTGGTTTAGCTGTAACAACTTTACAAATGTCTACAACTTTAAACGGAGCAATAACTGATTCAATAACTTCTATTGATTTAACTGATGCATCAGAATTTCCAACAAGTGGTTTTATTATGATTGAAAAAGTAAACGCTACATCTGGATTATTTATAAATGAAGTTATTCAATATACAGGTAAATCTACAAATCAATTAACTGGATGTACAAGAGGAACTAGCGCACCTTTTAGAGGTTTATCTCCAGCTAAAACAACAGCTACTTCTCACACTGATGATGCAAAAGTTTTTGGTTCTTATAAAGTTGCATCTTTAAATACTACATCTGTTCCATATACAGGACAACCAGCTACTCTTACTCAATTTGATGGTATAAACGTTACATTAGTAAACGCTGCTACTAGCACTGAAACAGGAGGTGGTTTGCAGTGTACAATTGGACCAATAAATGATAGGGCTTAATTATGGCAGGATTTACATACGCAACATTAACAACAGCAATTCAAAGTTACACAGAAGTAGATACTAATGTGTTAACAGCTACGATTACAGATCAATTTATTGATAATGCTGAAATGAAAATTTTAAGAGATGTTCCTATTGATGCATATAAAAAACAAAAAATAGGTAATTTAGTTACAGGTCAAACAACTATTAATGTTCCTGCTAAAACTTTATTTGTTAAAGGTGTACAAGTTTATACTTCAACATCAGCTGCTACAGGAGCGAATACTTGGTTAGAGAAAAAAGACGAAACTTATTTACAAGAATACATTCCTGCTGAAACAACAACAGGAACACCTAAATACTACGCTATGTTTGGTGGTGCTACAGGAGTCTCAGATACGACTTCAGGACGATTGTTTTTAGCACCGGCACCTAGTAGTACATTTAAGTTTAAAATACACTATGAAGCCATCCCTGACGGTTTATCAGGGTCAAATACAACAACTTATATAAGTCAATACTTTGGAAATGGTTTATTATATGCGTGTCTAGTGGAGGCTTATGGATATTTAAAAGGTCCTCTAGATATGTTGACACTATATGAAAATAAGTATAAAGAAGAAGTACAGAAGTTTGCTTCGGAACAACTTGGTAGACGTAAACGAGATGATTACACTGATGGAACGGTTAGAATACCAATACCTTCACCATCACCGTAAAACAGGAGATTAAATTATGGCAATAACATCGGCAATATGTAACAGTTTTAAAGCTGAGATTTTAAAAGCAGTTCACAATTTTACAGCATCAGGCGGAGATACTTTTAACATAGCTTTATACACAAGTTCAGCTACTTTAAATAAATCAACAACAGCTTATAGTTCATCAAACGAAATTTCTAATACATCTGGATCTGCATATTCTGCAAAAGGAGCTGCACTTACAAGTGTAACCCCTGCTTTATCTACAGACACAGCAGTTTGTGATTTTAATGATGTGTCTTTTACATCAGCTACTTTTACAGCTAATGGTGCTTTAATTTTTAATGACTCAGCAACTGGTGATCCAGCAGTTTGTGCTATCGCATTTGGTTCAGATAAAACTGTAACAAGTGGAACTTTTACAATTCAATTTCCAACAGCTGACGCGTCAAACGCAATCATCAGGATAGCATAAGGAGGTAAATCCTTATGTCGGTAAACCGAACATTCACAGTAACGGTAGTAAGCACCGGTTCAGGCAATAAATATTTTATTGATGGCGTTCAAACACCTACTTTAGAATTAGTTGAAGGTGCAACTTTTAAATTTGATCAATCAGATTCATCTAATAGTTCACACCCATTAAGATTTTCAATAACAAGCGATGGCACACATTCCGGAGGCAGTGAGTATACAACCAACGTAACTACTAATGGAACTCCAGGATACTCCGGGGCCTACACACAAATTGAAGTAGCTTCTAGTGCACCAACTCTTTATTATTATTGTACTAATCACTCAGGAATGGGTGGAACAGCAAATACACCCAATGCTGATTTTTGGGGAGCAGGAAATTGGAGTGCAAATCTTTGGGGAATCGAAGATGCATTTACATTAGGTTGGGGTGCACAAGCATGGAATGATAGTGAATGGGGAGAACTTAACGATGCAAGTATTACATTAACTGGAGTTTCTTCTACTTCATCAATAGGTTCGGTATCTGTTGAAACAGAAATAAATACAGGTTGGGGACAAGATGAATGGGGCGAAGAAAATTGGGGACAATCTGGAATAACAGTTTCATTAACTGGTGTTGAAGCAACTACAGGTATTGGTTCAGATGTAAGTTGGGGTAAACAAACTTGGGGATCTACAACAACTGGTTGGAGTGGTGAATATTATTTAGATGTTGCAAGTGTAATGGGATTAACTGGAGTTTCTGCAACATCAAGTGTTGGCAGTCCTACAGCAAAATCTGATCTTACATTAGTTCCATCAGGTCAAAGCGCAACATCATCAATTGGTTCTGTAGAAATAAACTTTAATATAAATGTAGAATTAACAGGTATAAGTGCAACTTCTTCTGTAGGTGCATTAACACCAGCAGATGTTATGGGATTAAGTGGCTTAGGTGCAACAACAACATTAGGTACAATTCAAACTAATTCAAATCCTACTGTAAATGTAACAGGAGTATCAGCAACTTCTTCTGTAGGCGCATTAAGTCCTGCAGATGTTATGGGATTAACAGGATTATCATCAACTTCTTCTGTAGGATCATTATCTATTAGTCTTAATCCTATAGTCGTATTAGATGGACAATTAGCAACGTCTAATGTAGCGTTATTTGGAACATCTTCAGGCTTCGGAATTCAAGCATATTCTGATGTTGACACGGGTTCAAATTCTTCGTATACAGATGTTGCAACAGGATCAAATACAAGTTATACTGACGCTGCATAATAGGAGATAAAATATGGCATCAACATACACACCTTTAGGTGTTGAACTTCAAGCAACTGGCGAAAACGCTGGAACATGGGGAACTAAAACTAATACTAATTTACAAATTTTTGAACAAATTGTTGGAGGATTTACTGCTCAATCAATAGCAGGAGGTGCACAAAATACTGATTTATCTGTATCAGATGGAGCAACTGGAGCAACTTTATCTCACAGAATGATTGAGTTTACAGGTTCAATTACAGGAAACCAAGTTGTAAGAATACCAATTGATGTTCAAACTTTTTATTATTTAAGAAATTCAACATCAGGTGCTTACACAGTACAGTTTAAATATATAACTGGTTCAGGAGACTCTTTTACTTTTTCAGCAACTAACAAAGGCGATGCTGTTGTATTTGCTACTGGGAATGATGGAACTAATCCAGACATTTATACTTTACCAGCTGGTGATGTAACTCTTACTGGAACACAAACTTTAACAAACAAAACTTTAACAGCGCCTAAAATTGGAACTTCTATTTTAGATACTAACGGAAATGAATTAGCTCTTTTAACAGCAACAAGTTCAGCTGTTAATGAAATTACATTAGCAAATGCTGCAACTGGAAATGGTCCAATTATTTCTTCAACAGGTGAAACAAACGTTGATTTAAATTTAAATCCTAAAGGAACAGGTGTACTTAAATCAGCAACAGCCGCAGTAAAAATTGCAGGTAAAGAAACTATATGGGTCCCAGCTACAGCAATGTATGGACCAACTACTAACCCTGCAGATGCAGCGCAAGTAGAAACAACAGCTATAAGACCAGATTTAAAGGTATTTGATTTTGATGCAAGTACGAAACAATACACACAATTTACAATAGCTATGCCTAAGTCATGGAATGAAGGAACAGTAACTTATCAAGTTTACTGGTCT